ACCACTATTAAGCCATTTGATTCGCATGATTGTGTCCTATGGGTTTGCAAAGCGGCCGAAGTCGTACGGCCCGAGCATGTTATTGAAAGCCTTGCTCAGTGGAGTCTCGCCCTCTCGGCACTCATTGAAGTGCGAGACGTAAAGCTCGATGGCCGACTTGATTTGCTGGGGAACTTCCGGGGGCAGGCCGTAACCGGCAACGTAACGCACCGTGATAGCGTCTTGGTGAATGCGTACGTCGGACGGCCAGACCTGCTGATATTTCAAACGGACGACGCCCAGGCCCTTCACCGTGCCCAGTTCGTAGACCGTGTCAGAGAGGGTATTGGCATCACCAGCGGCATCAGTATATGTGACGCTGGTAATTTGCTGAACGGGTTGCTTGTCTAACAATAGCGTACCGTCAAACACATCGAACGAATCATCCCACGTTTGCGTAACGATCACCGAATGTGTGCGAGCCTCCGCCGCCTCGCGCGCCGCAGTGATGCGGGTTGCGAGGTATGGATCTTCGCCATGGTCGTCAATGCGCGAATGCTCACGCACCTCTGACGGTGTGACTGGCTCTAATGCTGCGGGTGTGACGATCACGCTTTTCATAGGATCACATCGGGCATGCTTTGACGGTGAAGGTAAATGTCGCGTCCGCGTCGCCGTCGACCTGGACGTAATTGATCCGCCACTCGTCACCGAGTAGATGGCGAACGGTCGTACCAGCCGCCAACACTGCATCGGCGAACAGAGTTTCCGCTGTCTCTGCCGTGATCTTGGCAATGAACCGCTTGGTACTACCGTTGCCGAGCACTTGGGTAAAGTGGATGACGTCGACCCAGTTGGTGCCGTCAATCATCGTCTGCACCTTTACGTCGAGCAGATCGCCTGCATCCGTCGCGGCTGCCGAGACGTCAAGCACAAACGACACAGCCGCCATACTAGATGGCAGTGTGACCGAGTCCGTGTTGACATTCAGGGCACCGGCAACCGTGGTGACACTGGCTACCGTCACCACGTCGTGAGATTTCTTTACGATCACGGATCACCTCCTTAGGCTGCTTGGACGCCAGCGACGCCGGCCTCTTGGCCAAACTCGTTGGTGGCAAAGTTCTGGGCTCTTCCGCAGTTTCCGGCATCGATCGACGTCAGAATGTCGGTGTCGTCGCCAAGGTAGATCAGGTTGCGAGTTACCATGCCAGTCGATGCGGCAAATAGATCAATAGCACCCGCCAAGTCGTCACCGGCTGTGGTGGCGTTGTAGAACCTGTTGTTGTCGATCTCGATATTGAGACACTTGACTCCGGTGCCTGAGATCGCAGACACGGAGAACAGGCCAGACAACAGGTTGTTGCGGATCGTGGCGCTATCCAACCCGCCAGCCATCTCGATACACTCCGTGGCCTGCGTCACGCCATAGAACGTATTTCCCTCAATCAGAATGTTGTCGGCCGCGTCGGTCGTTAACACGCCGATGAGAAAATTCTCGGCCGTGGTGTTTTCGAGTATCTCACAGTTTCGCAACGTGAATCCCGCACCAGACACAAGGAACGCATACGCCACGTCCGCATGTCCGGAACTGAACGCGACGTTTTCAATCGTCACGTCGGCGGCCGTCACACTGATGAACGTGTCTGCGAATCCGTCAATGAGGATCTGCGGCTTGAGCGTTCTGCCACCGAGGCCAATGGTTTGCAGTCCAGCGAGTGCGAGCGTGACGGCAGCGGCACCGGTGATGCCTACCGTTTCGGTATGCCCGGGCATCAGGTAGATCGTGTCGCCGGCCTCCGATTGCGAGATCGCATAGACCCACGTTAGGTATGGGGAGTCAGGACTACCGCCGAATCCCTCACCGTTCGCACCGTCGGATGTATTGGTAGAGTCGACCCAACGAATCGTTCCGGTCGGGAATGTTTCACGATCGACGATCGAGAAGAGGCCGCCGGGTTGGTTTCGTCCAAAAAACTTTGTATCCATCTCGGGGTTAATCCTTTGTTAGCGATGGTTGATTCGTAACGGCCCGACCGGTCCTGGAGGAACCCGGCCGGGCTCGCACGAAAGGAATTAGACTTAGTCGACGATCACCGAAGGTACGGGTTCCTGTTGGTACCTGGCACCGAGGGGAACGTACAGCAGCGTCGCATACTGCGAACCGCCCGATGCGGCGAGAGCACAATCGACGCGGATGCAATCAAAACCGGTGGACAGTTGAGACGCGTCGACCTCAAAGTAGTCGATCAGCACTTGCTCGGCAGACGTCGCATTGAATACGATCGTAGACGCCAATGTTTGCGCAGTCTTTGTCCACGTACCGACGCCAGTCAAGTTTGTCGCAGCTTGCTTGATCCAGTGCGTGTCGATGGCTACAAGTACCTGAGCGCTACCTCCGCCGACGGAGGTTGCTTCATAAAGCGTCAACGTAGGATCATCGCCAGCCGTTCCGGCTGCCTTGATGAAAAATATCCCAACTTTGGCGTTGTCCTTCAGCGAGATATAGTCACCGGCCTGATCGGTGTCGGTGTCAACAGGCAAAAACGCCGGTTGCATATTGGAAAGTTCTGCGAGGTTGATATTCATAGTCATGAAATCACCTCCTTTCTAGGATCGGGTTGCGAGGGTGATGAACGGGGAAACCTTGTTGGTGCCCTGTGCGGGCGTCAACGCGGTTGCCCACATGGGCTGACCGTCGACTCGCATGACGAATCGGAACACGCTCTCATCGTAGATGAAGCGTACATGGATCGACGAGTCGGTTTGAATGCCGCCCTTGTCTATCAGTTTGTACTGCGAGAAATCGCAGAGCATGATGTCGCCCTCGGTGCCGAGGGTTGCAGCCTGTTCGATCGGAACGATCGGTCGGCCCAGCAACGTACCGAACGGGGCTTGCGAGATTCCACCGGCGGGGATGAACATCGAGACGCCGCCCGTCCCAACTACGTGATGCAGTTGGAAAATCGCGGGCCAACAATCTTGATTGACAAACCATGCCGAATTCGAGAGACCACGACTCCACATGCGAGCGTACATCGCCTCGATATTCACGGCGGTGATCGTCTTGGCTTTCTGCCCAGTCTCCTTGGCGACCGCAACTTTCGGCCCAGTGGCGAGGATGCCCTTAGGCTGACCTGCACCGGTTCCGCGAATGATCGCTTCGTCGAGCTTGAATCCAAAGACATTCGGGAACGCCTCCATGATGATCGACTCCAACGCCGCGGCGTCCTGGAGCAGTTCATCGGTGGAATACAGAAGCCCGATTAGCTTCTGTAGATTCAACTCGATGCGTCTGAACTTGGGCTTGCTCGCTGTCTTCTCAGCGGCTTCCGATTCCCAGTAGCCGACAACGCCACCCCATTGACTGCCATCGACTCGGCTCGTCTCGTCGATGCCGTTCATTCGCAAACCATTGGAGGTCGCAGAAATTCCGGTTCGGGAGCATCGAGACGCGAGGACGCCGGTTTCGTAGGTCTGTTTCATCAACTCGCTGCTGATGTCTGTGCCGACAAGGAAGCCGCCATCGCTGCCGACACCTTCCGACATACCCGTAACGGCTGCCATCGGATCCAGGAGCCGCTGATCAACGCTCACACCCTGGGTCATGCCAGCCTGTGCTACGGCTTGCAGCATGTGGCCGAACGAACTGAATCCTTCGGGCTCTTGCTTCGGCGGTCCGGTCTGTGCTACCGGCTGGCGATGCTGTTGCCCAGGCGGGGGCGGGGCTTGGCTTGCCCATGCGTCACCCTGTCGCAACGTGGCGGCTGCCTTGTCGCGATCCATGATGGCCTTGTGGTCGGCTTCACATTGATTAGCCGTGGCAACCAGTCCGTCGAATGTGACTTGCTCGTCGTCGGTCAAACCTCGGTCACCGTCAGATGTGGCCGCTGCCAGAATGGCATTGGCTTCGGTACGTGCTTGCTCTCGCTCTTCCGCGAGTGCCTTTAGTCGTAGATTCATTGCACAACTCCGTGCATGGGGATGCCATGGAGCCCTGCGCACGCAAAACGGGCGTGGAGCGTCCAGGCGAATAGTTTTCGCCATGATGCTTCACGCCCGATACTCTGCCGGATCGTGCCGAATCGTTACACCTCGCTGGCCCTGTGAGTCTCTGCCACAG